GAAAGGAGTTAATGTATGGACATTGTATACATGCTATCAACACTAGACAATCCATTCAATCCTTTCACACATTATGATGATTGGTTTAACTATGATGTGACTAAAGGCTATTGTACTTGTGCTTACTTAGCTAGAGTTGCTAAGTCTTCTGATGAATTGAGTGAGACTGATCAATCTTTAGCAATAGATAAAGCAATGGATGAAATAGTTAGTTTAAATCTTCTTGGTAACTACATCAAAGTGACTGAAAGTTACATTCCAAGAGTAGTTGACACTGAGAAGTAATGTTTTGTATGGAGGGGGGGGTCTCGTAAAAGGTACCCCCCCTCTTCATCGCCCGGCTCCCGAAAAATGCTCCGGGGGTCATTTTTGCAAGTACTTTCCAATGGGTTACTGAGGCTTTTAACTAAATCGGCGTTGTGGACCGGTTTCTCCTTTCAAGAGCCTGCGTAAGTAGGTCTAAAGCCTCAGTAATCCCTTTGAAAGTATTTGCTAACAATCCCAAGAAAGGAGGAAACCTAATGGATCCTGTACAAGACTCTACAATGGTGGCTCTTTTACCACAAACAGATGAGTGGTGCAAGGTCGATCCTGCGCACACAACAATCATTTATCCTGGCAAGAAATCAGATCTAAACCCGATTGTTAGAGACGAATTGATCAAGTTGGCTTCCTCTATAGCCATCCTGACAAACCCGTTTCCAGTCAAGATCATAGGTCAAGAGGCGTTTGGACCCGATAGAGTTGAGGTTTTTCAATTGGTCAACACACCAGAATTGTCCTCACTCAGAACCATATTCGAGTCGTGGGACGATAGTGAATTCTCAACTTTTAGACCTCATGCCACGATTGGACCAGAAGGAACCTTTGTGGAAAATCCACCTCTATTTCTTATGTTTGACCGAATCATGGTTGGCTGGGGAGAAGAACGAACAACCTTTTGGTTAAGAAGATTTTAGGAGGTACTTTATGGCAAAATCCACAGGCAAGCCAGAAGAAACCACCAAAGTTAAACGTCGCCATCAGGCTCCTGGGAGAACTATCGAATCTCGAGAGAATCAGATTATCCGTTTGGCGTACGATCTTGCCGAGGCAAGAATCAGGAAGGGAACTGCTACTTCACAAGAGGTAACACACTTTCTTAAGACCGGGTCTGTTATTGCCCAACTTGAGAAAGCTAAACTTGAAAAGGAGAACGAGCTTTTAAAGGCCAAAACAGAGTCACTACAATCTCAAAAGAGGGTAGAGGAGCTGTATGCTAACGCTATGAAAGCCTTTAAAACCTACAGCGGTCAAGAGGAGAACGACGATGAAGATGACTAGACAATATTCAGTCCTTAAGCGGTTCAACACACTCGAAGAGCGGTATGATTACCTTAAACTTGCAGGTGTTGTTGGCAAGCAAACGTTCGGATGGGATCGATATTTCAACCAAAGATTCTATCATTCCTCTGAGTGGAAACACGTCCGAGACACGGTCATCATCCGAGATAACGGGTGTGATCTTGGCATTCCTGGATTCGAAATCCAAGGCAAGCTACTTATTCACCACATGAATCCGATTTGGATAGAAGATTTGAGAACCGGAAACCCAGAAATTTTGGATCCGGAGTTTCTAATTGCATGTAGTGACAGAACACATCAAGCAATTCACTATGGAGACAAATCTTTACTCCCACAAGTCCCCATAATTCGCATACCAGGCGACACTAAGCTTTGGTAAGAACAATGGAGGAATTATGTCTGACGAAGAAAAGGAAGAACCAATTCCAGAAGAAGTCATAATTACCTTCGACCCTGAAGAACTAGCTAAGGCTCTATCTGAGGGGAGAGAAACTGTAGAAAGAGAAATGGAGGAAGAAAGTGATTGACAGCATATTAGACACAATCAAACAAATGCTCGGAATCCCGACAGCGGACGTAGCATTCGACACGGATATCATAGTCCATATCAACTCTGCCTTCATGGTTCTTAACCAATTAGGCGTTGGCCCAGATACCGTATATTCTATTGAGGACAAGACTCCTACGTGGACAGACTTCCTTACCGAAATGGTCATGTATTCGTCTGTAAAGGCTTACATCTATCTCTCGGTCAGGATTGCATTCGATCCTCCTGGAACATCATTTGTTCTCGACGCACTAACAAGGCAAAAACAAGAACTTGAGTGGCGGTTAAACGTCCAGGTTCCTGTTCCACCCGCACCACCCCCGGTTATTCCGGAAGAACCCTAAAAGGAGGAAGAATGACAGATAAATTTTACGAGGGCCAAGAAGAACTGAAACATTTCGGAGTTCTTGGCATGCACTGGGGTCATCGAAAGGCTGTAAATGCAGAAACACAGGCCATTAAGGATAACGCTCACAAAGTTTTGAACAATCCAAAATCTTCTCAGCATGAAATAGATTCTGCTTTGGCTTCGATCGGTGTCAATCCAAAGACAGGAAAGTCTATGCGGACAAAACCTGTGTATGATACTAAGGGTAACGATATTTCTGTGAATCCAGTTACCAGAGTTCTTAAAAGCAAAGGTCAGAGTGACAAAGCTTTCGATGCTGAAGTCAAAAACGGCCCAACTAAGAATGATATTGCAAAACAAAAAGTTTCTGACTTGGCCGAAAATCAAGCAGCGAGAAAACAAGCTATGGTTATGATTGGGGCTTTAGCCGCAGTAACGGTTGTTAAATACGTTGCTCTTCATCAAATCAAAAAGGCTGCTGAAGCCAATATGGTAGAGAAATACGGACCGACTTTTGTTGAACTTTTGAAAAAGAGTGGCGGTTTAAGATAACCTACAATTAAGGAGATCACTTATGAACGATTTACAACACTTCGGTGTTCTTGGTATGCATTGGGGTGTTCGTAGACGTGGCCCTGCCGCTCCCGAACATGCCCGAGCCCAAGAACTCAAGAGAAAACACGTCTCTGAACTGTCAAACGAGGAGTTGAAGACCGCTATTACTCGTCTTTCACTCGAGAAGCAATTCAAGGACATAACAACTGCCAGCTCCGGTCGTGGATCAGCAATTCTAAAAGGAATACTCCTAAAGGTTGGTGCTCAGGCAGTCAATAGCTACGTCTCGAGCAAAAATCCTGACATGGGCAGCTACCAATTCTTTGCAGATGCAGTTCGAGCGAAAGCTGGTACCAAGAAGACAGGGTAAACTATGAGTTTATCGAACACTGCGACCCCAAAGTATTATGCTGAGTTTCGTGACAAGGTGGTCAAAGGTGAGATTCCAATCTCTAAAGAGATCTCTCTGGAGATGAATAGGATAGATGCACTCATTGCTAATCCTGGGATCTACTATGACGACAAAGCCATAGATGGCTTTATTGCTTTTTGCGAAAACGAATGCACTCTTACGGATGGAAGTGATTTACACCTTCTAGACTCGTTCAAACTTTGGGCAGAACAGATATTTGGCTGGTATTACTTCGTCGAACGAAGCATCTACAAGCCGAACAAAGACAACCACGGTGGTCGATATATTCGCAAGAAGATCAAGAAGCGTCTAATCAACAAGCAGTATCTGATCATAGCTCGTGGTGCTGCAAAGTCTATGTATCTATCTCTAATTCAGAATTATTTTCTGAACATAGACCCGTCAACCACGCATCAGATCACAACTGCTCCAACAATGAAACAAGCAGACGAAGTTATCTCGCCAATTCGTACTGCTATCACACGCGCGAGAGGCCCGTTACTACAGTTCCTGACAGAGGGGTCAATTCAAAACACAACAGGATCTAAAGCTAATCGAGTTAAGTTAGCATCTACAAAGAAAGGTATCGAGAATTTCCTTACCGGTTCTTTGCTTGAGATACGTCCTATGTCAATAGATAAACTCCAGGGTCTTAGACCTAAAATTGCTGGGGTTGATGAGTGGCTCTCGGGAGACATTCGTGAGGACGTGGTTGGTGCGATTGAGCAAGGAGCATCTAAGTTAGATGACTATCTTATTATTGCTGTAAGTTCGGAAGGAACAGTCCGCAATAGCTCTGGTGATACAATAAAAATGGAGCTACTGGACATCCTGAAGGGTGATTACATAAACCCTCATGTATCGATCTGGTACTATCGTCTGGACGACGTTGACGAAGTTAATAATCCAGAGATGTGGCTTAAAGCCAATCCAAATCTAGGAAAGACGGTAACTTATGAAACTTATCAACTTGATGTTGAACGTGCTGAGAACGCTCCAGCTGCTCGTAATGACATCCTCGCGAAAAGATTTGGTATCCCTATGGAGGGCTATACTTATTTCTTTACGTATGAAGAAACCATTCCACATCGCAAAAGAGACTACTGGGGGTTACCTTGCGCTCTTGGATTAGATCTCTCCCAGGGAGACGACTTCTGTGCATTTGACTTTCTATTCCCTCTCCCTAATGGTGGATTCGGAGTAAAAGTTCGTTCATACATCACCTCAAAGACACTAATGAAATTGCCAGGTGCTATGCGTCTAAAATATGATGACTTCCTCAAGGAAGGTACGCTTCAAGTCATGGAAGGAACTGTTCTGGACATGATGGATGTGTATGATGACCTGGAAGCACACATAGAAGAGAGGCAATATGACATACGGTCGGTTGGTTATGACCCTTACAACGCTAGGGAATTCCTTGAGAGATGGGAGCGTGAGAATGGTCCTTACGCTATTGAGAAAGTTATTCAGGGTGTCAAGTCCGAGTCAGTTCCGCTAGGTGAACTAAAGAAACTATCCGAAGAACACCTGCTTGAGTTCGATGAAGATCTGATGTCCTTTTCTATGGGTAACTGTATAACCCTTGAGGACACTAATGGCAACCGCAAATTGCTTAAGAAACGATATGATCAAAAGATCGATAACGTTGCTGCGATGATGGATGCTTATATTTCCTATAAGGTAAACAAAGAAGCTTTTGAATAAGGAGGCTGCATGTGAATAACAATTTTCTAGGCCGGTTGCGGTCTTTCTGGAACGTGTTTACAGATAGAAATCCGGTAGAGGAAGCAAAAACCCCGATCGGACCTGCTTATTCTGTTCCTCAATATCGCAAACGATTTACACCAGGTACCGAACGATCTATCGTTGGTGCAATCTACAATCGAATTGCAACAGATGTATCTGTTGTTGATATTCGTCATGTTAGAGTTGACGAGAACGGTGCTTATACTGAAACCATAGACTCTGGACTGAACAATTGCTTATCTCTTGAAGCAAATGTAGATCAATCACATCTTGACTTTCTCAGTGATGTGGTGATGTCTATGTTTGATGAAGGAGTAGTGGCTATTATTCCTACAGATACGTCTGTGAGTTTAACCAATGAGAACACTTTTGACATTCTTACTATGAGGACGTCAAGAGTCATTCAGTGGTATCCGCAACATGTTCGTGTTCTCGTTTACAACGATCGTCGAGGGGAAAAAGAAGAGATCACACTGCCTAAATCCAAGGTAGCTATCATTCAGAATCCTTTCTATGCGGTAATAAACGAAAGGAATTCAATTGCTCAAAGACTAATTGCAAAATTGAATCTTTTGGATGTAATTGATGAGCAGAGTGGATCCGGTAAGTTGGACTTAATCATTCAACTGCCGTATGTGATCAAAGGGGACAAAAAGAAAGAGCAAGCAGAGCAACGTCGAAAAGATCTCGAAGACCAACTTAAAGATTCGAAGTATGGTGTTGCTTATGCAGATGGAACGGAGAAGGTAATTCAACTTAATCGAGCATCAGAGAACAATTTGATGACGCAGATCGAGTATTTAACGAGAATGCTATATAGCCAGTTAGGTATTAGTGAAGCAATATTGAATGGTACTGCTGATGAGAAAGAGTTGCTCAATTATGCTAACCGCATAATTACACCAATCACATCTGCAATTTCTGTGGAGCTGAAACGAAAGTTCCTCACGAAAACAGCTCAAACGCAAGGCCAATCCATAATGGCTTTCCGTAATTTGTTCAACATCGTTACACCGGAACGCTTAGCGGATCTGGCTGACAAGTTGACACGGAACGAAGTTGCGTCACCCAACGACATGAGATCTGTCATTGGATGGAAACCAAGTAAGGCTAAAGGCGCGGACGAACTCAGAAATCGAAATCTGAATCAAGCTGACCCGCAGCCAAATCAACCTATGAACGTCACCAAAGAGTTCAGTCAGGTTAATCAATCTAAAGGAGACAATCAAAATGGCAGATAAAAAGTATGATTTTAGTGGCTATGCTACTAAGTATGGTCTGCTCTGCGCCGACGGTCGTACCATTCAGGCTGGTGCTTTCAAGCACAATGATGGCCAACGAATTCCGCTGGTCTGGCAGCACCTGCACAATGATCCAGCTAATGTTTTGGGTCATGCAATTCTCGAGCACCGTGAAGATGGTGTGTATGCGTATTGCTATCTCAACGATAGTGGCTCTGGAAAACAGGCTAAGACATTGGTTGAACATGGTGACATTGCTTCCATGTCGATCTATGCCAACAAACTCGTTGAGAAGGGCAAACTGGTCCACGAAGGTCAGATCAGAGAGCTCAGTTTGGTTTTGTCCGGTGCCAATCCTGGTGCTGTGATCGAAAACGTCTCTATGGCACATAGCGACGGCAGCGTAACCGATGTTGAGGATGAGGCGATCGTATCAATGAGTCTTCCTATCGAAGCTGCAAAAGAAGAGACAGAAGAAGTTGTCCACGCTAGTCCGCCAGCGACTGAAAAGACCGTTGCTGATGTCGTCGATGGTATGAGCGACGAAGAAAAGACCGTCTTGTTTGCTTTGATCGCCCAGGCAATGGGAGAATCAGCCAACAACATGGCACAATCAAATTCCGAAGGAGAAAATTTCATGAAGAAAAACGTATTTGAAAACGATGAGAATGGCAACGGCCCGACCCTGACCCACTCCCAGATCAAAGAGCTTGCCTCAGCGGTGTTTGCTGATGTCGTGAAAGGCGAGTCTTTCCAGAAGGCTATGTTGGCTCACGCTACCACCTATGGTATCGACAACATTTCCTATTTGTTCCCCGATGCGAAGACGCTCGACAACGAGCCAGGCTTTGAAACTCGGCGCATGAGCTGGGTCGCTGGTTGGATGGGTTCCACCCGGCACGTCCCGTTCTCACGCATCAAGAAACTGTGGGCTGATTTGACACCTGACGCTGCACGCGCCAAGGGTTACATCACCGGCAATCAGAAGGTTGAACAGGTCTTCGCGATGCTCAAGCGGACGACCGAACCGACCACGATCTATAAGAAACAGAAACTCGATCGCGATGACATCACTGACATCACCGATTTCGATGTTGTGGCTTGGATGTGGCGCGAGATGCGCTTCATGCTGGACGAGGAAGTTGCTCGTGCCGCATTGGTTGGCGATGGCCGTGCTTTCGGCACCGATGACGACGCGATTGATCCCACCAAGATCCGCCCGATTTATGGCGACGATCCTCTGTTCGTGTCCTATTTGACCTTGGCCTCCACGGTCACCGATTTCCTTGATATCATCGACGCCATTCAATTGGCTCGTGTGAACTACAAGGGCACCGGAACTCCCAACCTCTACACGACAAATGCCGTGTTGACTGGGATGCTGCTCCTGCGCGATTCGACTGATCGCCGCCTGTACCGCTCGGTTTCAGAAGTTGCTGCCGATCTGCGTGTGGCTGACATCATCGAAGTGGAAGTTCTCGAAGGTGTTCAGCGGACTGACGATACTCCTGTGACTGGCTTCACCGCCGATCTATTGGGCATCATGGTCAATCCGACCGACTACACCTACGGCGCCAACAAGGGTGGCCAGATTGCTACGTTCGAACAGTTCGACATCGATTTCAACCAGAACAAGTACCTGATTGAAACTCGTCTGTCCGGTTCATTGCTGAACCCGAAGAGCGCTTTGGTTATCGAACGCAAGACTGCCTAATCTAGTTAGGAAACTTCAAAATGGCAAAGTTTCATGGTAAAATCGGTTACGTCACCAGCACTGAAGGTGCTCCTGGCGTTTGGACCGATCAAGTCAGTGAACGCGAATATTATGGAGACGTAATACGAGAGACTAAACAGTGGAATGCTGGTGATAAAGTTAATGACAACCTGGTTGTCAACAACCGAATCAGTATTACTGCTGATGACTTTGCCACTCAGAATTTCTCAGCGATGAGATACGTGATATGGACCGGGGTCTATTGGAAGGTATCAAATGTGGAAATCCAAAGGCCCCGTCTTATCTTAAGTTTGGGAGGTGTGTACAATGGGCCAAAGAACTGATCTGCAAACCCTATTGGAAGATGTTCTCGGTTCAGAGAATGTATACTTCCAGCCACCACCGACTTTCATGATGTCTTATCCCTGCATAGTCTACAATCGAAGTAATATTCGCTCAAAGTTCGGTGATAACATGCCGTACAAACAAGACAAAGAGTACACGGTTACTGTTATCGATGCAAATCCTGATAGTGAAATTCCTGATAAGATGGCCGCTTTACCGCGTTGCCTTTTCGATCGGAATTACGCTGTCGAGAATCTCAATCACGATGTTTTCAACATCTTATTCTAAGACCTAGGAGAAAAACAATGGCACAATTACTACAGTGGGACGCAGTTGGCGAGCGCACTTACGAGACTGGTGTCGATCATGGTGTTCTGTATCCTCAGAATGCTGACGGCACTTATCCTCTTGGTGTGGCATGGAATGGTTTGACTGCTGTTACAGAGCAACCCTCTGGCGCAGAAGCAAATCCTCAGTTCGCTGACAATATTAAATACTTGAATCTGTTCTCCGCTGAACAGTTCGGCGCGACGATCGAAGCCTTCACATATCCCGATGAATTCGGTGTCTGTGATGGTTCCGCAGAAGGCGCTGATGGCGTGATCCTTGGACAACAGGATCGGAAACCGTTTGGTTTGTGCTACCGCACGATCCTCGGCAACGACACCGAAGGTCAGGCTCACGGCTACAAACTTCATTTGATCTACGGCGCGATGGCCTCTCCTTCCGAGAAGGGCTACAAGACAGTCAACGAGTCACCCGAAGCGATCAATTTCAGTTGGGCTGTAACCACGACACCGGTTCCGGTGACTGATTTCAAACCGACTGCCTCGATCACTATCAACTCGGAAACAGCAGATCCGACAGCTCTCGCGGCTCTCCTGGTCATCCTCTACGGAGTGACTGGAACACCCGATACGGCTGCACGCCTGCCACTGCCTGACGAAGTCATCACCCTGATGAGCTAAGAAGTCAAGACAGTATAGATGAATGTATGGGCCCTACTTTAACCGGTGGGGCCCATTTGAAAAACACACATTAAATTTTTGAAAGGAGTTTCACATGTTAACCAAAACAATCACGTACAAGGACTTTGATGACGTCGAACGGACGGAGAAGTTCTATTTCAACCTCACCAAATCTGAAGTCACCATGATGGAGATGTCCACAGAGGGTGGCCTTAAGCAGAAGATCGAGAAGATCGTTGCTGAGAAGAACGGACAGCAGATCATTGCACTATTCGAGGAGATCCTCTTCAAAGCTTATGGTGAGAAGTCAGCAGATGGCAAGCAGTTCGTCAAGAGTCCTGAGATTTCCAAGGCTTTCTCTTTCACCAACGCGTATGATCAGCTCTTCATGAGTCTGGTCTCCGATCCGGAAGAAGCAGCTGCATTCATTCAGGCTGTCCTTCCTCCAGCTCCATAGAGCTTTACTAGATTATTAGGAGGCGAGAGATGTTAAAGATAACTGTTCCTGGAAAGGAATTGTACGATGAAGAGAACAATCGGTTCTTGGAGACAAGACCGCAAGAACTTCAACTTGAGCATTCTCTCGTCTCCATTTCAAAATGGGAGTCAAAGTGGAAAAAACCATTCCTCTCAAAAGGCAATAAGAACAATAACGAAATTATGGACTACATTGTCTGTATGACTCTCACACAGAACGTCGACCCAATTGTCTATGCCAGCATGACGCAGTCAGTTATCGATGAGATTACTGAATACATCAACGCACCAATGACAGCGACGACGTTCTCAAAGGAGACAAAGACCTCGAACAGTAGTGAGGTCGTAACGTCAGAACTAATTTACTACTGGATGATCTCGTTTGACATACCATTTGAATGCCAGAAGTGGCATCTCAACAGATTGTTAACCCTGATCAATGTTTGCAATATTAAGAATCAACCAGCAAAGAAAACCAGCCACAAGGATCTCGTTGCTAAGAACCGAGCTTTGAACGCAGAAAGAAGAGCGAAGTACAACACAAAAGGATAGGAGGTTGGTTTGATCACGTTCAAACAGAAGGGTGACTTTAGCAAGACAGAGGCCTTTTTAAGAAAGGCTAAGAGTCTAAACTTTCGATCTATACTTGACAAATACGGAGCACAGGGGGTCTCCGCTTTAGAACAAGCCACACCAAAAGATAGTGGAGTAACGGCTAACTCGTGGAGATATGACATAGCAACTAAGCGATCTGGCTTTAGCATTGTCTGGTCTAACAGTAGTATGAATGGTGGAATTCCAATCGTTATTCTTCTTCAGTATGGTCACGGCACTAGGGGTGGGACATTCGTTCGTGGTAGAGACTTTATCAACCCCACAATGAAACCCATATTTGATGATATCTCAGCAAATCTATGGAAGGAGGTAACTAATTTATGACAGCAACAATTGATCAAAAAGTTGTTGAGATGGCTTTTGAGAATGACAAATTCGAGAAAGGCGTTGGAACATCTTTAAGTACACTTGACAAGTTGAAGAAAGCTCTCAACTTTGACGGCTCAGAAAAAGGCTTTAATAATATTAGTAACTCCGCCAGTAAAGTAAATCTGAGTACATTAACCGAAGGTGTTGGTAAGATCTCAAATGGTTTCTCAGCCATGGGGATTGTAGCAATCACAACACTTGTAAATATAACTAACGCTGCTATTCAGGCGGGCATGAAGATTGCAGATGCATTGGTTATAAAGCCTGTATCAATGGGCTTTCAGGAATATGAGCAGGGTCTAACAGCCTTTCAGACGATTCTAGCCAACACACAGTCGGCTGGATCTACTGTAGACGATGTCAATAAGGCTCTATCACAGTTGAATACTTACGCTAATCAAA